CAGATGTCGAAGATATCTCCTGGAAGGAGTATCCACGGCACCACTTCTAGGTAAATCCCTAGAAGCCTTGTCTCTCCCCTAAGGCCACGAGGGCCCCGTACTCCCCATCAAAAGGGAGACCGCCACTCAAGCTTGATGCCGACGCGCTTGGGGCGTCCTGAACGCTCTAAGTGCTTCCCATCTTGTCCCGCGAGTGGCATACTCAACGGGGAAGGCTTGCTTTCGCGAGCCAGACCAGACCGATAGCAAGGGACTAAGTCGAGATGACTCTCGACAACCCTTTCAGTACTATTGGATTCTAGTCTGAGTAAGCACTTAAGCAAGGCACCAGTCCCTCCAAGCTCATCACTTGGAGCTTTGGCCTGCACGACATAGCCCCGAACTTGTGGGCTATGCAGGCTTGGGTGCATTCGCTCGGATTGATACCCGAGAAATGAGACCCTGCCTAGCACTGAGGAGGTTGGGGCAACGTAAGGGAAGTTCTTCAACAATCCCTTAAGCTGCTTATCCAGCCATGCAACAGTCCTCCAGTAACCAGCTAGGTATAGCTGATTACGAAGAGAGACAGTTGCAATTACCTCAGTTGCGTCAGCCGTCGTGCGAGGTAACACTTGCCGGACCCGACATATACTTACGTCGGTTCCATTAAAGTATTCCTTGCCACAAGACTCTCTGAACCTTCCGGTCCAGAAAGACTTGTCCAAACCAACGCGAGCACCGAAATGCTCAAGGGTTTGTACGACGGACTGCACGTGATCTACAGGGACGATCAAATCGTCTCCGTAGACGCGCACCGAGTCTCGAAAGGATATCAGATCCTTTCGAGTCAGGGTCGTGTTAAGCGACTTTTCTATTCCAAGAAAGATCAAGGTCGTAAAGACCAAGGCCTCAATTGGAAAGCAAAGCGCTGAACCCATAGACGCGTACTTGGCAAGGCGTAAAACGCCATGACCAGGTACGTCCGCCCGTCGAGAACGTGTGGCATCGAGGGCCCTTTGCAAGTGGGGCCAACGAGAGACCATACATCTGACGAGCTGATTAGAGACACGATCGGATGCATCACTCAAATCGAGTGTTGCCGTCCGGCCATCGGCCGAACCTTGGCAGGCCAAACGCTGATTAGGCGTCTGGTCGTCAAATCCGATGACATCCTTCAGGAGTTCATCCCTGGAGAATGCCGATAGGAAACATCGCAAGAGAGCTTGCTGTGTATATTGCATACACGTGGGCTCAATCGCAATAATCCTAGGTGTCTTTAACGTTTTAGGCACCGAAACCACCCTTACGGGGATTTCGGCATCGGGTTCGAGGATAGTCACCTCATCTAACTCCTCACGGAAGTGAAGGTTAGGAATGAGGTACTCGTAAGAGGGAAAGACCTCTTCGAGTCGCCTGGTCCAGACGCGCTGACGGTACTTTCCATTACTAGAAAGTCCTTCAGCAGTTGCGCCCGGTCCATGTTTCGGAAGAAGTTCTCCATAATAGACATCTCTGTCCATTTGGGTGAACAGTTCCGTAAACAACAAGCTCGATACACGTTGGAAATCGTCCAACTCTTTCTGAGCGATTTCCGTATCGAACTGGCGAACATCCTTCTCACACTCGACGAACTTATCCATTGCCTTTCGCTCCCTCGCGGGGGTGCAAGGAAGCAAAATCTTCCCGAACATCAGCGTAAGCTGACGAAGGGAAGCGATTGCATCAACGGAAGGATCGTCGAGTAACACGCCCGTTCTCCGGTCGAACACACGGGAGAAGAAACCCCCTAAAAACAGGGGGAGACTTCCTCTTCCAGTAGTAAAGGAAGAGTTGATTCCCACCTGACCCTGGTCAATCCACTTTTGGGTGGACTTTCCAAGATCGGGTAGGGTTATCGTCAAAAACGATAACCCCTCATGTTCGACTCGCCTTCTGACGGTCTTAATGTCAGAAGTGGCGCTAGTGCGGCACAAGGTAGCCGATTCCTCAGCTACCTGGATCCAGAGTGACATCAGGCTTTTCAACAGACCTCCTCATTTGAGGTAACTGTATCCTTAGCCAGATGACATTCACGTACAGAGAGCCTAGACTTATCATCTAGGCTTGCCGTAAGGCAGCTTCCCTCTGTACACCATTAGGAACGCCATTGGCGTCCGGAGGCGACTTCAGGACACTCATCAGTGTCCGAATCAGTCAGTGTGATCTATACCCAGAACATGAAGACCTGGGTGATAGTCTCCTGACTAATCAAGTC